ATACAAAATTAAGCGACACCGCGTAACTGTCCGTGATAGTTACGGCTTTTGTGTCGGACGTTTTCCCGTCCAGTGTCGCAGATACGCTCCATGTTCCGGCTTCCGGAACGATAAGCGTGCAAACGCCGGTGCTGTCAGATGTTCCTCTGATCGTTTTTGAGCCGTTCGTCGCCGTGACCGTCGCACCGGCAGATACTGTTACGATCAGCCGCAGAGCGATTCCGGTCTGAATCGTACCGATTACTGCGGCAAGCCCTTCGATGGTCTGTGCCGCAGGGTCTGTGCCGCCTTTGGCCTCCACTGCGTCATACGCCGCGCCGACTGCCGTGATAATGCGGTCGATCTCGGTCTGTACGCTCATGTCTGTTCCTCCTTTAGATCGCGGCGAGGGCGTTTTCGATGTCGTCCGTCAGGCTGACTGTGCCGCCGGAGGTATAGCCTGCGGGGATGTCTACGCTGGTCTGCGTGAGGCCGTCGATGGTCTTTGCAATCGCGCCGTTGTTTGCCATCGTGCCCTCGACTTTGCTGCCGTCTGCCAGCACGATAAACTTGCCGTCCAGCACGTCGGCGGCTCCGGCAGTCACGCCGGAAACGTCCTTGTATTTGTCCGGAATCGCGCCGACCTTGACCTTGCCGAGGACTTTGCCCTTTGTGGGCGTAATGTCCTGCGCGGCCTCGGCAGGCGTGGCGGACTTGGTTTCCAGCACGACGGATACCTTGCCCGCGCCGGAGTGCTTGCCCGCCGGGACGGTGTATTCCTGATTGCCGGCCGTCGCGTCCAGGACCTTTTCGACCGCGCCGTTGTCCGGCATGGTGCCAGCCTGCGTTACGCCGTCTGCATCGATAAAGACTTTATTCGCCAGCACGTCAGCGGGCGCGGCGGTCGTGGCGGAGACGTCCTGATAGTTTTCCGGGATCGCGCCGACGGTCACACCGGACAGGCCGTAATAGCCCTGATCGGGCGTGACGGCCTGCTGCTCCTTCGTCGGCGTTACCGACTTGGCTTGCAGCTGGTAGTTGCCGCCGCCTCCGACGCCCTTTACGGTGCCGGTTCCGTCGTGATAGCCCTTCGGGACGGTGTAGCTCTCGCCCTCCTTTACCTGCGCGTCGACCGCGCCGTTATTCTTGATGGCGGCAGCCTTGTCGGCCAGCGTGGGGAGCTTGTCCGTGCTCGCGGCGAGTCCGAGGCCGACGAGCCAGGTGCGCAGCTTGTTCCGCGCGGTCTGTAATCTGGTAATTTCTGTTTGTGTGCTCATAAAATCACTCCTTAAATCGTCGCGAGCAGCGCGTTAATGTTGCCGACCTCCGCAAACACAGCGGCGGAGGTGACAGGCTTGGTGTTGTCCTTCTCCACGCTCTCCGCCGTATCGACGGAGAGCGTATTCGTTTCCGCGTCCAGCTTCAGGCCGGGGCCGATCTGATAGCCTCCGCCGCCTCCGCCGCCGGACTGCCGGGCTTCGTTGATGGCGGCGACGAGGTTGTCCTTGTTGTAGGTCTTGAGATCGTTCAGGTCGCCGATCTGCTCCTGCAGCTGCGCCCAGATCGGGAGCGTCGGCTCCGCAGCCGGGTCGCCGGATGGGTCTGCCGCGGGCTGCACCTTGCCGAGCGTCACCCATACTGTCGGGAGGACGACGCCGGAGGCGTTGGACCCGTACACACCGACGCGGGCGATCAGCCCGGCGTCAGCAAGGATCTCATACGGTACGATCAGACGGTTCCCGTCCCACTCGGATTCCAGCACGTCTACAGTTTTCTTCCTGTTTGTAAATACTGCCGTCTTCGTCAGGCCGTCCCAGTCCTCGGAGAACGCGAACCGGACGCTGACGGCCTTCGCCATGCCCGCTGTCAGAAGCTCCGGCGGCGAGCACAGATGCGCGCAGGCTTTGGTGATGTGGATCTGGATCATGCGTTAACAGCTCCTTCTTTGCCGCCCGAAAGGGCGGCTTTTTCTTTCCTATTGTGGTCTATCCGATCACGGTTCCGTTGACCAGCAGTTTTCCGCTGCTATTGCACGCCAGCGTCGCGTATGTGTTTGCGTTGTTCACCACATACACTTTTCCGAAGCACCCGCCGTCAAACCAGTTGTTTACCGCGCCGATGTATTCATCTCCATGTATGCCGACGAAAAACCTGCTTCCGCTCATTTTTACGCCATATCCGTTTTTTATGATCCTGTCTTGATATCCGCTGGTTCCGCCGCCTCCCGGCGGCCCGACAACGTACTCGACGATATAGCTGCCGGAGATCCGCGCGACCTTGACGCGGTCTCCCGCGGCAAAGGTGGCGGACGTGTTGCATTTATAGTGCTTTGTTGTGGCTTCAGTCTGCCCCTCTAGGATGAGGGACAGGCCATCGTCATAGACCGCGCCGACGGTCGCCAGAAAGTTTTCCGGCAGATTTTCGTCCGGCATGCTGATCGATGATACAAATAAGCTGTTGATGCCCTCCATTATGCGATCACCGTCCTTTTTGCAGAATGTGTCATAAGGCTTCCGGCCTGCATCGTGACCGACCAGCCGGTTTCGAGGTAAATTCCGCCGATTTCGTCGTGCGTCAGGGCGAGGATATCGCCGACGCCGTGCCCCGGCTCATTGAGCGTGTAAAATGTAATGGCGCGCGTAGCAAGCAGCGACTCGTTGCGGCGCTTGTCGGCGTAGGCCTGCAATTCGTCCTGCGAGGCGATATTGTCTACCCGCTCGACGGAGGTTATGCGCATGCCGCGCTTGAAGGTGGATTTCTTGGAGGCCGGATTGTCGTTGACGGCAGTCGCTACCATGGCCGCGTCCATGTCCGGGTTGTTGCAGGTCACGATGAAAACGTTCGGCGCATCAAAAATGTCTGTTTCGTCCGACCAGTCCGGGCCCGGATGCTTCTCCGGGAGAAACAGGTCTGTCACGCCGTAGCGCCAGTCGATGATTGCTGCGGACGGCTCCTGATACGGTTCGAGGCGGCACACGCCGTCGGCGTCAAACCAGAGGCTTTCGTAATTGATTTCGGACAGCAGCGCGTTCACGATCGTCAGATAGCTCGTTCCAATCGGCCAGTCTTCGCGGTCTGTGGCCAGCACAGCGGCGTTCGGCGTTGCGATCACGAGCGAGATGCCGCAGTCTGTCAGCAGCTTGCGGATCTCAGTGATGTACGACGAGCCAGCGGCAAGATGCAGGATCTTCTCGGTTTTTTGCGTATACACGCGCCAGCAGCGGTCGTAGGCTTCGATCTCTACGCGCGTGCTGCCCGCGCTTCCTTTTTTGCCGACGGTCGCGGACTGATAGATGCCGAGAGAGTGCTCCGTCCCGTTTACGATGATCCACGGGCGCAGCTCGTCGGATTCCCACGCCGCGACGGCATTGGGAAGAAAGCTGCCCTTGAGCGTGCCGTGGATGTTCGCAGCGCGGTCGCTCATGATCTGCGGCGGGCTGCCGGTATCCCATTGCAGCTGCGTGATGGGCGCACCGTTCCGGAGCACGTCGATGCGGTAGCTTACGTCACGGGTCAAGGGTGATCGCCTCCTCCCGGTTCGTGTGCGAGATGGTGAAGGAATAGCGGCGCATGAACTCGTCGCAGTTGCTCTCGAGCGACGGGAGCGAGCCGATGGCCATGTTTCCGTATCGGTCTTTTAGGCAGACGAGGCGGCCGACAAGGGCTTCCAGCGCGAGGGCGGCGGCCCGCTGCGCGTGCGGCCAGGCGCAGGCGACGGACAGGGCGCGGTCGCGCTGCTCGCTGCGCTCCTCGACGGGGTAGGCAAGGCCCGCCAGATGGACGGTCGAGACACCGGCCGAGAAGCTGGTGCGGTTGGTGCGCAGCTGCGTTTCGGACAGGCGCATCTCGAGCCAGACGCCGGTCTCGAGGTCGCAGATCATGTTGGTCTCGGGCAGCACTTCGACAGTGTCGGAATTGGACACGCCGTAGTTGTCGCTGTCGGCGTAGCAGCCGCGCACGCGGTAGGTCACGCTGCCGATGCTGGTGTGGTCGATGTACTGCTTCTGCGCGGTGCGGGCGATGGCGACGCCGTCCCGCTCGATCAGATAAAAATCATAGCTGCCTGCAGTCTGCCAGGTCAGCGCGGCCTCATGGCTTGCGTTGACCGACAGCGTGATCGCCTCGCCCTCGGTGTGCGAAACGGGGAGCGCGGCTGCGCTCCACTCGGACCACATGCCGTACTTGTTCTGCACGCGGACGCGAATGGTGTAGCTGCCGTCGGCGAGGTAGACCGGCGAGCGCCAGGCCTTTTCTGTGCCGTAGACCGTTCCGGAGGCGTAGCCGTTGGAGAGCGTCAGCTGATAGGCTTCCTGCTCGGTGGTCTGCCAGGTGATGCGCGGGCGCGGGCCGGTGGACTGGATCACGATGGACGGTGCGGACGGGGCGTTGATGGCGATAAACTCGGCCTTGTCGCTCCACGCCGAGGCCGTGCCGTCGGTGTTGTAGGTTCGCACGCGCCAGTATTTTGTTCCGCTTGTGAATTTGTTCGCCGGAACGTCGTAATACTGGTTTTCTCCCGTGACGGTCGCCAGGGTATTCCACGTCGTGCCGTCGGCGGACCATTGCAGATCCGCCTTGCTCTGCGGCGTGCCGGTGGAAATGATGTGCTGCCACGAGAAGCGGTTGGCGATTGTCGCGTCGATGACGATGCCGGAAGGGGAGACGGGCTTGGCCGTCGGGGTAACGTCTGTTGTCGTGATCTCCTGCCATGCGGACGTCGTTGTCGTGCCGCTGTTTGCCGTCACCTTTACGCGCCATTCGAGCGTCCCTGACGGGAATGTGTTCGCCGGGACCGTGCAAGAGGTCGTCGCGCCAGACACGCTTATCGTTTTTGATGTGCTTGCGTTTTTTACGCGCCACTCAAAAACAGCGGAGGTTTGTTTTATCTCCGCGAAGCACGTCTGTGTGAGATCTGTGTCGTCAGTGGTATCCCATGTAAATGTATTTTTTTGCGTTCTGTTTACAAAAGCCCCTGACGACGGTGCGAAATTCTCCGCCTTTATTCCTACATTATCATTAGAGTATTCGCACTCAAGGAATGGTTTGTATGATGATTTTGCACCATAAAAAATCGCCTCTGATGCGTGTCCTTCTCCGCCCGTTATAAAAGCAAACAAAAAGCCGTTGCGCAGACCGTGCTCAAGTCCATTCTTCTCCGCTGCATTGTATTGCGACATTGTGAATGTCACCTGCGCCTGTACAACTTTATTGAGTTCGTTCCAACTTGCCGACCCGCTTGTTGATCCATCCTTCAACTGCTGCGGCTGCGTCGCATATGTCGCCGTACTTACATCAAGCGGTTCTTTCAGCCCGAGCGCATAGGCTGATATATACGCTGCCCCCCAGCTCCCCAAGGTGCCTTTCGTTGGCATTGCATATACTACAAGCTTAACCTTTGTAATGCGTTTGTACTTGTACGCTGCTGCCGGTTCTCCGAATTTCAGTAGTATGTTGTCCCACCCGCCGAACGTTCCGGAATGGTTTGTAAACGGCTCCACAAACAACTTGTATTGTGTAAGATCCGAGAAGTTCGTGTTCGGATAGTTCTTCGCGACTGCTGTTGATCCACTCGCCGGTACTGTAAAGGTTGCCATTTACTTTGCCCCCATTCTGGCTGTGATGCGTGCGTTTTTGGCGATGCGGAGGATGGTGTCGAGGTCGTCCACATGATCAACGTAGACGGTGGTGTTGTAGGTATCGCCGGAGGTGTAGCGCGTTTCGCTGGCTGTCTGGATGCGCGATCCGGACGGCAGGAAGATCCGCTCAAGCCCGTTTTCGTTCACCCGCGTCCAGCCGCCTCGCCAGTTGTCCGTTCCGGCGGCGTTGCCGCCCAGATAGCGGCGAACCCATTCGTCCTCTGTGATGCCGATGGTGGATGGGTCGCCGCGGGCAACTGCATCCTCGTAGGCTTTGGCGAGGTCTGCCGCGCTCTGCCCCCACTGCTGCTCTGTGTAGCTGTCGAGCAGATTTTGGTAGTTGTTGCCGTTTCCGCTGGAATAGCCAAAGCCGAGCGCGTGCGTCAGCTGCCCCCAGCCCTCGCCGATGTGGCCGGTCGAGATGTTTACTACGCCCTTGATGAGTTCCGCCGCGTCGGCGATGAGCGCCATTACCTTTGCGAGTGGCTGCAATGCCTTGGTCAGCGCCGGGACGCGGTTGTTGGAAAGATCTGACATAGGGTTCAGAATATCTCCGACGGTATCCAGCAGCATGCCGAACGAGTCGACAATGCCGGAGTCCTTGAGCGCCTTGCCGCCGTCCTTTACCATGGTGGTCACGTCGCCGTAGAATTCTTCGAGATACGGGGCGAATTCGGCGGACAGCTGGTTTTTGACGCCCTCCTGCGTCTTTTGCAGGCGCTGGTATGCGTCGTCGACCGCGCCGAGGGCAGAAAGTGCCTCGTCGTCGAGCACGTATCCCATGTTATGGGCTTCGTCAGCGTAGGCCTTGAGGGTTTTCGATCCCTGGATGATCAGCGGATTCAAGTCCTGCGCGGAGCGGCCGAAAATGTCCATGGACATGGCGTCCCGCTCGGTCTCGTTTTTTACCCGCCCGAGTGCGTCAATCGTTTCGTAGAAAACGTCGTTCGCGCTGCGCATGCTGCCGTCGGCATTGGTCACGGAGACGCCCAGTGCCTCAAAGGATGCCTTCGCATTGCCCGTGCCGTTCATCGTGTCCTGCATGTTGTTGGTCAGCTTTGTCAGGCTTCCCTGCAGGGTGTCGACGGATACGTCGATCAGCTCGGACGCATAGGCAAACTCCTGCAGCTGCTGTGTCGATTGCCCGGTCTGCATGGAAAGCGTGATGATGTTGTCGGCAAAGGCGGCGGACTCCTTCGTCATGGAGATCATGGCTTTTTCCACCTTGACGATCGCCGCCGCGACGGCAGCGAAGCCGCCCGCCAGCGCCAGTGACTGCGCATCGAGGCTGCCCATGGCGTTCATGGAGGACTTCATGCCGTCCGGCAGCTGAATGCCGAGCTTGGACGTCAGGCCGTTCACCACGTCGCCGAGGTTGCCCATCTCTTTTCCGGAGTCCGCGATCTTCTGCTTGTTCTCGTCAAACTGGTTGTTGAGATTGTTCAGCTCAGCCTCGGCGTTGTTGAGGCTGGTCTGCCACTGCATGGTGCGCTTGTCTGCCTCGCCGTATTTTTCGGCGGACTGCTGGAGCGCAGCCTTGAGATACTCGATCTTCTCCACCTGCGTGGAAATCTTGCGCTCTAAGACGTCATTCTTGGCGTTTAGGGCCTCTACGCTGTCCGCGTTCTGCGCGTAGGCAGAGGATACCTTGCGCATTTCCGAGTCCAGCACCTTCATGCCGCTGCCGATCTCGGAAATGGCCTGCTTGTATTCTTTTTCGCCCGAAAGCGTAAATTTTGTATTGATGTTCGGCATGTTAGGTGCCTCCGTTCAGATAGGCCGACAGGCTCTGCGGCTGTTCCTGCTGCTCCGGCTGCTTTTGCGGCGCAAGCGCGTCAAGCAGGAGCGTTATGCGGCGCGGGCTCATGGTCTTCCAGAAATCCCGCTCCGGCAGATGCAGCCGGAAGAGCCAGATTGCGAGGAAGCCGGGGAAATCAAAGCCCAGCTGCTTCGGTTTCCCCGGCGGTGTCAGTTTTTTTCGTCTTCCGACGTTTTTTCACCGAGTTCTTCCTCCGGCGGCGTGACTGCAGCCTGAATCAGCGGGTAGATCCGCGTCCCGGCCTCGAGCGTCTGGTGCATGGTGATCTTCCGGCCCAGCTGCTTGCTGGTAAAGCGCAGCGGAAGGCCGTTTTCGTCGGTGATTCCCTGCGTGTCTGCGGCGTCGGTCAACATGGCGGCCAGGAAGGCCAGCGTGCTTTTGAGGCCGTGCACCGTATTCAGCGCGCGCAGCAGATTGCCGTCATATTCGTCCTGCACGTCGGCAAGGACGTTCATGTTGCAGGAGATCCGGTATACCCGGCCCTCAAGTTCATAGTCGACGGTGTTGAGCTTGGTCGTCTCCATCAGGTCTCACCCAACTTTCCCTTGATCCAGGTAACGGCCTCCGCCGCGGTGTCGACGGTCTCGGTCTCGAGCAGCAGCTCGTCGGTCGAATCGTCTGCAAGGAATTCGCCGGTCGTCGTCGGCGTGTTGAACTGGATGTTCTCGCCCTTGGTCTGGTAGCTCAGTGAGGGCGGGCCGAACAGCACCTTCGGCACCCACACGCAGGTGTACTTGGTCACGCCATCGATCTTATCCGGCGCGTAAAAGCCGACGCCGACGTAATTCGCGATGTCCTTGGCCGAGAATTTTAGATTTTCCTTGCTGGTGTCGGACGTGCAGCCATAAAACATGGTTTGCGCGTTCTTTTTCAGGTACTTGACAGCTAGCGAGATCGTGCCGCCGGTGGCAAGCTTGATGTATTCGGCAAGCTTGGATTCTGCGTACAGGCGGCCCTCGGCGAACTTGAGTTCCAGCTGCGCGCTCATGGCATCGCCGACGTCGGTCGGCTCTGTGTAGGTCACGGTGCCGGACGTGTTTTTATACTTTCCCGCCCGGATGCCGCGTAAGTCAAAACTAGGCATTACAGTAAGCCCCTTTCTTTCAGCTTTTGTGTGAGGATTTTTTCGAGTTCCGCGTTCACGCGCTTCTGCGCGTTGCGGACACCCTTTGTCCAAAAATAAGTTCCTGTGATCTGCCCGTACTCCTTCGCACGGCCGTAATTCAAAACGAAGAGCACGGTCGCTCTGCGCGTTCCGTGCTCGTTTTTGCCGACTGCCGTGATGGTGATATACGGATCTCCGTTTTTGTCCTGCTTGATGGTTTTTCGGTATTTCACGCTGGAGGCGTAGGCTTCCGTGCGGAACCCGCTCGAACGGATCATTTTTTGCAGCTCTTCGACGATGATGTCCCCGGCGGCGTACAGGAGCTCCTTCTGCATGTCCTCATCAAAGACATTCGCTTTCTGGAGCGTGGCCATGAGCTCGTCGGCGCCGGTGATGGAGATGTTAGCCATACTCCGCGCCCTCCGTTTCGGCGATGAGCGCGATCTGCGTGCGGCCTGTTTCCTTGTCGTAGGTTTCCATGTCGACAGTGACGATGTAGCCAGCGGCCTCCAGCGCGGCTTTCACGCGCTTTACAAGCCCGGCGGCAAATCCCTCGGCAAAGATGGAAACGGCGTACTGCACGCCGGTCTCGGCCTCGCCGCCCTCGGCGTAGAGCTGCCCGGACTGGCCGAGCAGCTGATAGGTGATGTAGGTTTCTTCCGCGCCCTTATAGGGTGGGTGGCAGACCGGAACGCCCAGGCTTGATAGCGACTCATAGATCATCATGCGCCGTCCCTCCGTTTGCAGGTCAGCTCGACTTCCTCTGTTTCCTGCCCGTAGCTGCGGACGACGTCAAAGACGTCGGAGCCGCAGACGAGCTGCTGCTCGCCGCCGTATTCCGCGCTGTGCATGCGGAAAATTGCGTCCGTGCGCTTGCCGGCTTGCGCGGCCTGATAATACTCGGCGCGGTTTACGGACTTGCGGGCAGCCCAGACGGTGGTCTCCCGCTCGAGCTTTTCCGTCGTCTGGCCGTTTACGATGGGGTAGGAGAACAGGCGCAGCGTGATCTGCGTGTCAAAGATCACAGCACACGCCTCCTGTTCCGCCGCTGGCCGGGACTGCCCGGTAATCGTCCGAGAGTCCCATGGCGTCGCGGATATCTGCGAAGCAGGTCTTCCATTCCTCGCCCCGGCCGCAGAAATCATGCTGCCAGCGGACGTAGGCGCGGACGGCGTCCTTTACCAGCGGATCTTCGTCTGCTCCCTCTGCGCCCGCAAGGTGCAAGCGCATGAGGCAGGCGTCGATCTCGTCTTTGAGCTCGTCGTCAAGGGCGTTTGTGGTCAGCCGCAGGGCGGTTTTTGCAACGTTGATCAAAGCCAATTGTCATCCCTCCCTGTTGGCCGCGCTTTGTCAGGCCTTCTTCTTGGTCAGCGTGACGAGGCTGTTGACGTCGGCGCACGCGCCGTCGGCGATCTCGATGGCCTTTGTGACCTCGTCGTCGGTGTCCTCGTCGGTGTAGCGCTTTACCGTCATGCCCATGTTCTCGTTCCAGAGGTAGTACGCCGGATCGAACATAAAGGCGAAGACGGTGTCGGCCGTGACCGACTCCGCAAAGGCCGGCAGGTAGTCGCCGGTCAGGATGACCTCGCGGCCGAGGATGTAGTTGACGGGCTTGCCGTTGATGCCGTAGTTGACGCGCGCGACTGGCTGGCCGTTGTTGTCTACCATGCCGACGATCTGCGTCTCGAAGGTCTTCTTGGACATGAACCAGACCGCGCCGTCATATGCCTGCGGCAGCGCAGCTTCGGCCTTGCACAGATCCTTGTAGGTCAGAGCAGTTGTCGCGGCGGCAATGTCGATGTTCTGGCCGGTCGGGGCGGTCTCCGCAAGGATTCCCTTCGGCTGGCCGGAACCGGTGCCGTTGATGATGGCCTGTTCCTTCGCCTTTACCATCGCATTTGCGACGTTCCGGACAAACTGTGCCTCGAACATCGGGTATGCCATGATGGAAACTTCCAGCGACATGGAGATCGCGCAGCGCAGCTTGTGGTACGCAAAGACGATCTTGCCGGTCGAAGTCTTCTGCTTGTCAGAGCCCTCTCCCTCGGCGACCCAGGAGGCCGTCGGCTTGGCCGAGCTGGTTGGGACCTGGACGCCGCCCGCGTAGGACGTGTGTGTTACGCGCGGCAGGATCATGCCGATGGCTTCCATCTTCTCGTAGATCTTCTGGATGGTCGTGGTCGGGATGACGCTGCCGACGTCGGAGGTCTTGGTGTTGGCGTCCACGTTGGTCAGCTCTGCGGGGATCTTCTTGCCGGTCAGGACGTAGTTCATAAAGGCTTTCTTGTACTCGTCGGTGTCGTACCGGTCGAGCACGTCCGGGGTCTTGGCGCCGCCGGACAGGTCGATGGACTGTGCCGCCGCAGCCGGGGCCGCGACCTTCTGGCCCGCAAGGGCGTTGAGGTTTGCCTGGATCTTGGCTTCCTCCTCAAACTTGGCGTCGAGGGCCTCGACTTCTTTCATCTTGGCCTGCGCCTCTGCGGTCTTGCCTTCGTCCAGCAGCTTCTGGGCGTCGTCCATGAGCTTCTGGCGCTGGATGTTGTAAATTTCCTTCGTCATTTCAATTCTCCTTTGAGTTTTAAAAATTTCAGTTTTGCTTCTGCCTGCGCCCGTTCGGGCATAAAAAAATCAGGCTCTGCGGCCTGACCTTTTAAAAAGTTTTCCGCGCGCCGGAGCGCGTCTTCGCTGAGCATGCCGGAATAAAAATCCGCCGCCAGCGGCTTCTGTCCGGTGTCCGGCTGCATCACGCGGTCGACGAGGCCGAGTTCTACGGCCCGCTCCGCTGTGATCCATGTTTCTGCGTCCATCATGGCGGCAATCTCCGCCTCCGGCCTGCCGGTTTTTGCGATGTATGCCGAGATAATGGCGTGGTTGGCGTCGCGCAGCGTCCCTGCTGTGTGCTCCATCTGGCGGTAATCGCCGCTGGCCTCTGTCTGGACGTTGTGGATCATCATCATGCCGGTAGGCGTCATTTCTGATTCTCCCGCCATGGCGATGATGGACGCGGCCGAAGCTGCGAGTCCGACGATTCGGACGATCACGCCGCCTGCGTAGCTGCGCAGGGCGGTGTAGATCTCGCTTGCGGCGAAGATCTCGCCGCCGCCGGAATTGATCTCGACTTCTGCCCGCTCGCCGTTTCCCTTGGTAAGTGCGTCGGCTACGGATTTTGGGCTCGTCGCCTCCATGCCGTAAAACTGATAGAGGCGGTGCAGGTTGCTGGATACGATGGGCCCGCGAATGCTGATCTTCATGTGGTTTCATCTCCTTTCTGCGTGGTGTTCCGGTCTACCGGCTGCGTGTCAAGTCTGCGGATGGGCTTGTCTCCGCCGTCGACCGGCGCGAGGTTGAATGCGCGCCGCCATTCGTTCGGCGTCAGCGCGCCTCGGTCGACCAGCTGCAAAAGGTTCAGCTTTGTCGAGGTCGACGCGAAGTCCCACGCGGAGGCCTCGAATACGATGCGATTCCCGCAGCCGCGCTCGCGCCGGGAGAATAGCTTGCGGGTGTACTCGCCGCTGAGCTGCTTCAGCACCGGCTCGATCTCGGCGTCAAAATAGGCGCTCTGTTCGTCCTCCGTCGCAATCGACGTTACGATATGCGGGTTGGTGTTAAACAGGGCATAAATGCGCTGCGTGGTTTTGTCCATCTGGGCGGCGTTCGGGACGTAATCCTTGGGGTCAATCTGCTTCGCCTCTGCCTTTGCGTCTACGGCCGCGACGCCCGTGCCGTTGGAAACATTGAGGAAGCTGTCGGCAAAGTCCTGCGCGCGCTTCTTGATATCCTCCGCGCGCATGGAGGCTGCGAACATCAAAAGCCAGCGGATGACGGCGCTATTCCGGATGGCCTTGACGATGCCCTGATCCGTCGTGGTGACGATCTCCATCAGCGGCACAATGGCCGGAGCAATGGGGTCGCCGAAGATGTCGTTCTCGTAAAAATCCCCGCGCAGGTGAATCACATCGTCGTAGGCAAACGTCAGTACGCTGCCGTTCTGCATGTAAAATTTCAGATACAAATTTCCGCCCGCGTCATAGACAGCGTCGACCTGCATGGCCGCGACCGGGAAGATGGCATTCGGCAGACCGTTTTCATCCCGCAGGATCACGGCGAAGGCGTTGTTGTTGAGGACCAGCTGCGCGGCCAGCTTTTCCTGTAGCATCTGCCCCGTCATGTACTGATTCGGCTCCTCCAGCAGGAAGCGGATGTACGGCTCCGGGTTGACGGCGAGCTTCCGCGCCGAGGCCGTGACCGTCTCCCGGATGTGCTTTGCCGTCAGCTTGCCGATGGCCTTGATCTTGGGCCGGATGCAGGCGCGGACGATGTCGGACTGATACATTTTTCCGTTGTAGCTGTAAAAGCCATTCCCGCGCTCCTGCACCATCTGGACGGTCGAGACGCGTTTTGTGGTCGTGATATTCGTCAGGAGGTTTTTCAAAAATCCCATGTTGTCACTCCTAGAGCATACTGGTGTATTCCGCCTGCTTCTGATCGTAGATCGTGTAGGCGTCTAGCAGGGCCGCCGTGCCGTCGATGCGGCGCGTGGACTTGCTCGTTTTGTGCGGCTGGATATTGCCGTTTTTGTCCTCGTCGTAGGCGGTGTTTGCCATGCACCACTTGTCAATCGGGTTGTTGTTGTAGACGATCCGCTTGGACTCCAGATCGTTCCCGCAGCGCTTCATCGGCTCGGAAAGCGTTTTCACGCCCTGATGCACGGGGATCATGGCCTCTGCTCCAAAGTAGTCCGCCATGCTGTCCGTCCAGTAAGACGCCGACCACGCATCATAGCCGATAAAGGGTATAAAAATATCGAGGTCTTCCTGCACCTCGACAAACCATGCTTTGACGTCCTCATAGCGGATCTTATTCCCCTCTGACAATCTGAGCAGCCCGCGCTCGTGCCACTTGTCGTAGGGGATCTTGTCCTCCGTGACGCGCTTTTCCAAAAGGTCCTGCGGCAGCCAGTACATCTGCAGCACAAACAGGATCTCTGGCAGCTCCGGCACCTGAAACAGCACCTTCGCCGCCGTCAGGTCGGTGGTCTTGGACAGATCCGCGCCGCCGATGCCGTATCGCGGGTAGGAAAGCACGCGCTCCTGCACATTCCCGTCCGCCATGTGGTGCTGCCAGATCATGCGGCGGTTTTCCTTGTCGAGCTGGAAGGTGTCGCGATTGTCCAGCTGCTCAAAATTGAGCCAGGCTTCGGAGGACGTTTCGCGGATGTTGAAATCCTTGCAGACGAGGTTTCGGACGAGGGCCGGGTTTTTCTCCGCCCGCTCGACTCGCTCTTTCAGCGCCGTGTAGGACTTGATCGTCCCGAGCCCCGGATTTGCCTTTTTCCAGCAGTCCGGGTCGGTCCACTCGCTGCGCTTATCGAGCTCGTAAATAAACGCGATCCGGCGCGGGTCGTGGTACCCGTCCGGATCTTCGTAGCCGTTTATGATGCGCTCGGCCTCTTCGTATTTCTCGTCGTAGATGTCCTCGCGTATGGTGCCCGCGGTGGAGGTGATAAAGATCAGCGGTTGCTCTCTGGCCGTCACGCCGTCGGCGATGATGTCGTACAGGGCGCGCCCGCTCTTCCACTGGTGGATCTCATCCATCATGGCCCCGTGGATGTTGAGTCCGTCGAGGGTGTCGCTGTCAGAGGCCAGCGGCTTGAAAACGCCGTCGTTAAAATCGCTGTCCAGCTCAGTGACCAGGCTGCGCATCCGGCGGCAGAGCGCCGGGGACTTCTTGACCATGCGCTTTGCTTCCTGCCAGATGATCTTTGCCTGGTCGCGCTTGGTCGCGACGGCGTAGACCTCTGGGCCAGCCTCGCCGTCTGCCAGCTGTAAATACAGGCCGACGCCTGAGGCCAGCAGCGACTTGCCGTTTTTCTTTCCGACAATGAGGATCGCTTCGCGGTACTGGCGGTTTCCCTCGATGTCGATAAACCCGAAGACAGTCGCCAGCAGCGCTTTTTCCCATAGCTCCAGCTTGACGAGTTGTCCGCCCGCCTTGCCCTTGGAGTGGTGGCAGTAGTTTTCAAAAAACTCTAGGACGTGATTGGCACGTTTCGGCGAGTAGTAAAACTCGGAGTTTTCCGCTCCCAGCTGCTCTACAACGTGCCGGTAGGTCTTCTGGACTTTCAGGCTGACGACCTCGCGGCCGTCCTGGATAGCCTGCCAGTATTCGAGGATGGGGTTGTAGGTCGCCGGGTAGCGCGTGAGCTTCATGCCTCGTCACGCTCCCGGACAAAGCTTGCAAAGCCGTCGTCCTCCTGCTTTGGCGCGGTGTCCGGCTTCGGCAGGAGCGCCGTGAGCTGCTTGATGATCTTCTGGTAGTTCGCGTTTGTCGAGTTGTATGCCTGCCCGATGGGCCGGGCGCGGTCATACGGCTCGAGCCGCTCCGACTGCTGGAATTTTTCCGTCCAGCCGTTTTCCCGCAGGTCGTCCGCCATGTCCTCGCACTCGATGCGCATAAAGGCCGCCTGATCGATGAGGCCTGCGACAGTCCCGGCCGCTTCCTTCGGCAGATTCCGGTAAAGCTTTTTCAGGCGCGCTTTCTCCGCGCGGATCCGCTGTTCTTTGGTTTTTTCCCGCTGATTCGCCACAGAAAACGCCTCCTTTTCGCGTGATTTTTGCCGTCTGTCCGCGCGTGCGCGTAGATTACTTATCGCCGCGCTTTTGTAGGGGGGCCTCGCGAACGGCCTGCGTATTCTTCCGAGGTAGGGCGTGCGGTGATTCAGCCGGCGCCCCGGCCTCGCGCGACGGGGGGGATCGGGTCGCCGGCGGCGTCGAAGAAAATTTTTTGCGTCAGAGATTTTGCGACGCCGTGCCCGTCAAACTGATCGTGGCAGTCCTTGCAGACGAACTCGAGGTTGGAGTAGGACAGGCTGATGTCCGGGTCGGTGATGTTGTCCGGCGTGAGCACCCGCTTGTGGTGGACGATGTAGCCCGGCTTATCCCGGCACTCTTCACAGAGCCCGCCGTCGATGGTCCGGCGGAACTTGATATACCCGGCGCGGCATTTCTTCCAGCGCGCGGATGCGTAAAAGCGCGCGGCCCATGGCTGCATCCTGCTCCCTCCAATTCTTCACGTTATCACTGTAGCATATTTCTTTGGCCCTGTTGGCTCAATTTTTGCAATAGCCAAGCTCCCGTGCCGCTTCGTATACAAAACGGCTGTACATGCGCTTGGCTGTCGACTGGCTTACATGCACCCGGCGCGCGGCGGATTCCAGGCTTTCCCTCGGCCAGATCCATGCGTGCAGGCGCACGACCTCCAGCACGTCGGCTCCGTCCCGCCATGTCTGTGCTGTATTGATCGCGGCTTGCACGGCAGCATAGTCCTCGTACTCCCGCGAAGATAAAACGCGCACAGCGATATCCTCAACGGCGCGCCCGGAGGAATGTCCGCCCGGCTGTGCAGAATACCCCGGTGTGATCTTCTGACGGCTCATGTCCCGAACCTGTCTGTCCAGTTTCGGGAATTCGCCGATGGTGCGGCAGACGTTCCAGTACCACCAGTATCTCGGCGTTGACACTTTCCCACTTCCTTTCTGCTTCGTTCTAAAACCTTACGCATATACAAGGTTTAATTTAAGCGGCTCCCGTTCCGCTTGTGCTCTTTTGGATCGACTACATATTTATAGTATTGATACCCGTACTTTGTCGTCCGTGCCTCGACGAGGATATAGCCTCGCGGGGCGACGGGCGGATGCTTGGGGCTGTACTCGCGCACGGCCTCGGTCGCAGGTTCCGGCTCGGGGCGGATGCAATTTCGCGTCGCCTTGTACCGGTGGCCGCCAAATTCTTTTCTCCAGTGCGCATGCAGGTAACTGGCAAGTGCTGTGTAGTCCTGGCCGTGGTCGACCTTGTTTCCCTGCTCATCTATATAATAGTTGTGCTTTCGCAGGTGCCGAACCTCGATCACGCTGCCGAGCCCCCAAAGCCCGCCGATGGCTTCTTCCGGGATCCCCTCTGTTACCAGGTGCAAATGGAAGCGGTTGGTTGTTTTTCCTCTTCCGTAGAAAGCAACGATTTTGGCCTCCGGATAGTGATACTGCATGCGGCGCACAAGGTTGTCGCGCACTCTGCGCATTTCCTCTGCGGTATGTACCTCGTTTTCTGTATCCAATGTCAGGGTGGAATACAGGCTTGTGGGCGAGAAATTGGCGTTCATCAGCGCAACGAGCCGATCCAGCGACTGCTTGCTGTTGAATTCATCGCGCTCCGCCTGCGTCTGGAAGCGCGGCTTGCGCGGCTTGCTGGTCTTTTTGTCCGCACCGTCGGACACGGTATACACGATCTGCGTACATACCGCCCCTGTAAACAGGCGGCGCTTGTGCCTCTTTGCCATCATCCACGCCTCTTTCTCCCGGGCGGACAGAGCCGTCCGCCCCTACAGGTCTTCTGCCCGCTCAAAGCGTGGCCGGAGATTCCGGCCATGCGTTCAGCGGATAGCGTCTTCCAATTCCTTTATTGCTTCTTCAAGTCTGCGTTTCTGGCTGCGCAGCTCGAAAAACCCCAGCACACCCAGCGCAATCCACTCCAGCGCGGCTGCAAGCTCCAAAATCTCAATGATCATTTTCTTCTCCTTCTATCCCTTCCAGTGTTGCTTGGCAGTATTGGCAGTGGCGCGGCAGGCTCTTCCTCACGCCGCCCTTTTTCCAGACTTCGACGTGCGGCTTCTGCGGCCTGCCGCAGGCCGGGCAGCGGTAGACGTGGAAGATATCATCCCAGCGCCACCAATTCCCGGTGCGGCACAGCTGCTTCGCCGCGTTTTTAAGCAGCACGGCATAGCAGTCCGGCACATCCTCCGGTAACCATCCTGCGATAGGGCCGCCGTTCAGCAGGCACTTGTCGCAGTCGTCCGCCCTGCACGCCCCTATTGCCTGCATGATCTCCGCAAAACTCATGTCCTTTTTGCCAAGCCGCAGCGCTTCCCGGCGCTCCTTGTCTTTCTTACTCATTCCTGTTCCGCCTCCATTTCCTTGCGCTCTTGCATAAAACCGTGCAGAAACAGCTCCAGCAGAGCGGCGGCGCGGTTGCACAGCTTTGTGAAATCCTTCTTGCCGATCTGCAGCTTGCCGGTCGTAATAACTTCAGTCTCCGGGCGGCCAATAATCTGAATCGTCGGATTAGGCACCAGCGTCTTTGCGCCGTCCGCCCCCACTTCAAAGAGCGGCGGCGTGGACTGCTCCATGACGATGCGCGGCGGGTATGCCTCGCCCCGGAAGCTGGTATCCCAATTCAGCTTTTCGTAGTACGCGACAAAATTGTCGAGGTCGTGCGCAAAAGTTCCCATGATTTCTGCCATTTTAATGCTCCTTTCATACTTCCACGCACTCATTGGCGCGGATATTGATTCTTTTGCCGCCGGACTCGATCACATATCCCGGCGCTTTGAACATTGGGTACCGCTCCGCTTGGTATGTGGCTCCGATCCTTGGCTGGTATTCCGGCCATACCGGGACTTTGGCCGTTATGCGGATTCGGACGAGCCTGTGCGGCAGGCGCTTTTCTCCTTCCGGGCTCTCGGTGCGCAGGCCATCCAGCTCCTTTGCAAGCTCCCGGCGGCGCAGCTCCAGTCTTTCTGCCTGCACTTTCCCGCGGCACTCCTTCGAACAACACCTTGTCTCCATCGTGATCGCGCTTGGCACTTTGTAAAATGTGGCCCCGCAGACCTGGCAGACCAGCGCGACCTTGTTGGATTTGCCCATAGTTTCACACTCCTTCGTCTGGGGGCCGGTATTCCGGCCCCCGTAGGCAGGACGGGCTTTCACCGCCTGCGCACCGGCGCGCCGCGCTCGCTTGTCAAACGCTGCGCATTTCCGGGCGAGCCGCCCTTGACTGCCGTCAGGCGGCTTATAAAAAGGAGGCAAGCGATGCACGGGGCCTATGCGATACCCCGTGTGGGATGACGTTTTTGCGCACGTCTCACGCGCTTTCCCGGCGCACGGGCTTGAGGGATTTTCCGTGCGCCGGGTGCAAAGCCGGGGTTTCCTTCCGCAGCCGTCTCATGGCGGAGCGCCTGCGGCATAAGTCCGATAAAATATGGCCCCCGGCTGATTGCCTATTCCTTGGTGCTGATATCCTTGTGCAGCAGGCCGTCCGCGCCCTTGACGAGCGGCAGCGCCCTGCGCCGCACCTGCTCATCCGGATTCCAGCCACATTTCAGGCAGCAGGCCGTCGTGCGGTTCATGCAGGCGTTCCCGCTTTTCGGCAGGCCGCACGGCATTCCCGTCCGGCATTCGTTTTTTTCTTCCGGCATTTTTAAATCTCCTGTATATCGATTCCGAATTTCGAGCGCATGAATTTCCGGTTGCGCAGATACTCCTTTGTCCGCGTCGGCGTGGACTTCACATCCTCGACGACCAGCTTGCCGCCGAATTTGTACGAAAAGTCCGCCGTGTACCGCACTGCGCGTATGCGCTCACCGGTTTCGGTGATGTAGCTCTCTTGCAAGGTGAACTGCGGTTGCAGGTGCAGATCGGAGATAATGCCAGCCCGGAGCATGACCATCAGCTCGTCATACCGCCGCGCCTCCTTCTGGCTGTCAAACCGGACCCCGGCCCGCTCGGCCCGCTCGTTGTGGTACTTCGTATTCCCCCGGCTCCCCTTGTGAAGGGGAGCTGGCGCCGCAGCGCCTGAGAGGTCGATCTGCTGCATGGCATACAGCTCCCGCATCCTCGGCGGCATGTCCGCCATCGATTCAAACCGCAGCCCGCTCATTCGGCTGCACCATCCATCTTTGCCCCGCATAGTCTGCAATAATAGCTGTCGTTAGATTCTGCGTTGCCGCATTCACTACAAGTGAATACACCGTCTTCATGGTGAATCCACCGCCCATGTCGCACCTCCGCAACGTCGGCGGCGGGCGCGTTTCTTATCTCTCTTAGTGCAACTGAATACGCATAATGCTCACCAGATTCTTCCGTTGTGTGCTCCTCGTAATACTTCATCCGCGCAACTAAACTGCTCCTATCAAGATACTCAGCGATCATTTGAATGGTTTGCCTCCTTATCGAACGATGAAAGCACGCTGTCGTCCAAAAACGCACGCGCCGTGTATTTCCCGCCGCATTCGCACGGCTCTTTTGTCCGGTAAACTGTCCAGTTCGGAGTCGATAGCTTGTTGTCCACCGGCGCGACCTTCCCACACCGCTCGCAGACCGGCGTCATATCCATCATGTTTTTACGTTTTTCCATTCTTCTTGCCCTCCATTCTTGCCCGCAGCAGCTTCGCGTACAGTTTGATCGCCAGCGTGTCCTATACCACACCGGCGTTTGTCTTCCAGCGCGGCTTTGCCGTCAGCCCCCAGTTTGCATGGTTCCGGCTCGTGCCGATAGACATGAGGATCTTTCTTGCGCGTTTTCTGGTCATGCCTTGCCCTCCGTTTCCTCGGCGGAATTGCGCGTCAGTACCCACAACTCCCCGGCTCTCTTGAGCCAGTAGAGCCAGTCCGCCATAATTGCATCAATCACCGCAGCCGCCTTGTCGTGCGGCATGGCGAGAATCGCCTCCGAGGAAAGCTCCGTCATATTATCTTCCATCACGGATTCATACAAGCGGCTACGGATTGGGATTCTGCAATACTTTTCCTGTCCATCAATTGTCCCACGGATTACTCCCTGGTTGCTCATGCCTTTCCCTCCATTTCCTGCAAAGCCTTCTCGGCTTCTTCTCGGGTTAAAAATACGGTTTTGCCGATGTCCTCCGGCCTGATCGTGCCGAGCCCTAGCGTATTCAGCACGGTTCGCCCGTTCAGCGTGCTCACATCCGATACGGTAAAACTATATACCCGCTTAACCGGGTGATTGCAGTACGTCCACAGTTCATCTCCCTGCCTGCACGGCAGCACCACCACGCGCCCGTCCTTGTCTGCCTCGGCAAGCTCGCGGAGGCGGCTAGGCTCCACGCCCAGCGCCTGCGCTGCCAGATTTATCATCGCGTCCTCCGTAAATGGAGCCTTGATTTCCTCCGGCGTCAGCCCCGTGTCCTCGTAGGCTTTCAGACGTCCGTACAGATCACGGACCATCTTGCGGAAAATATCCTTGCCAAAGCCGTTGCTCGTTGGGCCGTTGATCAGCACGTTGAGCGTGCTGTCCCGGCACTGCTTCCAGTCGATTTCCTTGCCGCCGATCGCGGCGTGCAGAAATCGGTCGGTATCCGGGTCTACGTTGATATTAGGACTTGTCAGTCGTTCCATGTCTCTTCCTCCACATAGCACCAACTCTGCGGTGGACGTTCAAGCGTCCTCCCGCACTCAACAAGGTTGATGCTCCCGTCAGGGTTATAGTCATATTTTTGATATGGGCAAGCAACCATGCGCGATGGACACGATTTATCATCATTTTTATACCTGCACACAGGGGAAAACTCGCTCAGCTCTCGCGGCGTGTCGTATATTTTCAGGTTGACGATATGCCAGCCGTAGCCGGTTCCCTTTAGGTAGTTCACAATTTCTTCCCGCGTCAGGCAGGCTTGCTTTTCTACGTCATCCGGTGCATGGTTGAGGGGCGCAAGCTCATAAATCCGGTCACAGGTGAACTCGCCAATGACCTTGCCGCCGCCGTAAAACTGTGGCCTTGGATAGTCCGTCGCAATGAAGTCCTCGTGCGGATATTTTGGCAGCGTGCAGTAGATATAGCACTTAAACGGCGTGTCCAACTTTGGCCGCGTCTTACGCACCTCAATGGTCTTTTCGCCGCTGGCGATCTTTTCGCACCACTTCGGGCGGATGCTGATCAAAACAGCTTTACTCATGCCTTGCCTCCTTCCTCCCGCTCAAACCGAATTTTCATTTGTGCGGGGCAAAGGTCGACCTCTGGGCGGCGCTTGCCTGTCCAGCGAAGCCCGCCGGCCTGTCCGACGCACTTCCATCCAGCCGCCTTGAGGCTTGTCCCCGACTCTGTATCGAGGATATATGTAATCAGCTTGTGATAGCCCATCGCACGGGCGGCTCTCCACGCAGCTGCATATAGCATGCTGCACGCATTCCGCGTGCCGTCCGTGCAGCAGCGGTTTACCTCAAGCGTCCATCCATCATCCAGATACCGTGCAACGGGTCTCCCGATGATCGCCACGCCTACGATTTGCTCTCCGTCTGTGCAGCCAATGGAAAATTTATGCCCCACCACCGGCTTGTGGTGCCGGTGGTGCTCCGCGACAAAGGCGTTTGCCTCTGCCAGCGATACCGGGCAAATATCAAGCATCTGCCTTGCCTCCGTTCCTCCACACTGATCCACGCGGCACTTTCTCCCGCAGCGCGTCCCTCTCGGCTTCTGCCTCCGCCCGCTGGGCGTTCAGCTCTTTTGCCATCTCCCGCAGGAATGTGACGCTCGCGTCTCGCGCCTGCTTTTGTGCGCGCTTTGCCGGGCTCGACGCCAAAGCGCTGCGCAGCGCTCTGTTTTCTGCCGTAAAATGTTCAAGCTGAGCCGCCGCCTCGCGCAGAATCTGGCAGCCGTGGACGTTGCAGCTGTGCTCATACCCGCAGCCAAGGCACGAGAGGCTGCCGGTTTCCACGCGCAAGCGCCTCAATGCCTTTACAATCTCCTCATTCGTCATGCTGTGCCCTCCATCGCCTTCCCCCACGCGGCCAGTTGGGCGCGGAGGGCTGCGCAGAGCTTTCCGGCCTTATCCTCGTCCTTGATGTGGGAAATAGCCTGTGTCAGCTGATTAAAGGCTGCCTGCCACTGGTAGAAATACAGCTGTGCAGCCGTCACGTCCTTGTCGGACATGGCAAGCTTTCTGCGCAGATCCTCGATCTCTCCGGTCAGGCGCTCCTTTTCCGCGTCCGAAGAGGCGGTTTCCGCCATTGCCTTTGCCGCCGCCAGCTGCTGCCTCAGGCTCTCCGCCTCCTTGCGGACGCGCTCGATCTCCTGTTCGGTCTTTGTGGTCTGCTTCCGCCATTCGTCGGTTTTCTTGCGCAGCTCCGTTTCCGCCTGTGCCCGGACCTTGGCCTCCGCGTCCCGGATTGCCTGCTCGTCGCGCTGGACAGCGACCTCAACGGGCCTGTTCTTGATCGCCTCAAGCTCGTCCGCCATGCGGCAGGCCTCGTCCTTCGCGGCGGTCAGCTCATCCTCCATGCCGCGCAGCTTCTCATAGGCTTCCTGTGCCTCTTTTTTCGCGTTCTCGGCGCGGAGGGAATCGCTGTTTGCCTGCCGCAGGGCACTTTCGCGCTCCTGCCGGGCGGCGTCCCGCTCCTTGATCGCTTTTTCCAATTCCCGGGTGGAAAGATTCTCCGCATCGACCGCTTCGGCAAATTCCTCGCGCTCGTCTTCCGGCACGGCCAGAAGCCGCAAAGCATTGGAAATACTGAGATTTTGCAACGTTGACGATTCTGGCACAGCCCCAAAAATGCCGATCTGCGCCGCGCCGTATTCATTGAATACCCGCATAAATCTGGTCGCGGTCGCCTGGGAAAACTCCGTGTTATTCTTCAGCCACGCGCCCCAGCCGCCATACGGGACCATGCTCTTTGCGGCCTCCAGCCGTCGGCCGATCTCGACGCCATAGTAAAGCGTCATGGCCTTTGCCTGCCGGGTCAGCTCGCGGATCTCCGCGCCCAGCTTTTCCGGGGATACCATCAGATTCTGTTCACTCATGCCGCTGTCTCCTTTTTCGTTTTTGCTCCGGCGCGTTTCATCCGCCGGATGTGTTCGAGCCATCTGTCCACAAATTCCTGCACTTCTTTCGTCGGCGCACAGTTCCGCAGGCCGTGGTTTTGAAGTTCTTTCACTGTTTTCAGTTCCACCTGCAGGGTAAACCACGGCTTGTCCGGTGCATCCGTGCGGCGGATGAAGAAAATGCAGCTGTCTCCGCTCGCCACAATCTCGCCGTAGGTTCCGACGCAGTGTTGAAGGGCACTTCCCTCACTGACCAGTTCTTCCTCGGTATGGACGGGCCGGATGCAGATCCCGCCGTCAGCCCAGGCCCACGCCTCCAGAGGCGCGACTGCCTTTTCAAATGCCGGGCGGCGCTTTTCGATCTCGGCCTGCTTCCTGCGCTTTTCTTCTTCGTTTCGAGCGATGCGCTCCGCCTCCACGAGCCGGTTGTGCTCGCGCTTGAGGTTTTTCGGGAGCTGGACGTGCTCGTCCCGCAGGTCAAGCCCGTCGCGCCGGGCCATGTTCCAGTAGTCCAGCAGCGTTGTGATGTCGGACTTTTGCCGTTCCAGATACCGCAGGCAGCGCATGACGGTCAGCCGGCCGCGCCAGAGCTGCATACTTTTGCCGCCTACGGGGTCCGGCAGCAGTGCCTTTTCGCTGCACAGCTTGTTCAGATCGTAGATCTGGAGCTTTTTCAGCAGCTTCCAGTCCTCCGGCAGCCGTACCGGCTCAAACGCCCGCACCATCTTGTATTTTGCAAGATCGTTCTGCGTCCATTTCTCCCGGATGCAGAACGCGAATTCCTGTTTGCTCAAGCCCAGCATCCGGGCCGGGCGCTTCTGCTTCCAGTCGATCCATTCCAGCTTCGCGCTGTGCCCGCCGCAGTAGTCCCAGCTCTGCGTATCCCGCGTGATCGCCTTTGCGACCATGCCCCCGCAGCCCTGCACGATCAGATTCTCGATGTTCCGGTGCTTCTGCCAGAGGCGCAGATACGCGACTGGCCGCGCCTCGTCCCCGGCCGCTTTCAGGTACTGCGGCAGGGCGGCGTTCTCAATGGTCGTGCCGGAGAGATCTTCCGGCTTGCAGAACCAGTCTTCATCCGGTGTCTTGCCCCATCTGTCATCGCAGCGCTTCACCTGCCGCCAGCTGTCAAAATAACGGATCGTGTTCAGGCACTTCTGATAGCCTGTCAGCCGGACGGCCTTTTTCTGCTCAAATACATACGCCTCATACGGCCACATCCGGTAAACTTTCCGCGCGTCCTTTCCGATGTTCCGCTCCGCCTGCCAGCCCAGCAGGACGAATTTGCTCCCCAGTTGCCACGGTTCGCAGAAATAGACGTTATCGTCGATCCCAGCCCGTGAAAGCTGCCCGACGTGCTTTGCCCGGAGCTCCGCGCCGCACTGCGGGCACTGAAGCTTGTCTTCCGGGCCTATCTGCATGACGCCGTTTATAAATCCGAACGGCGCCCAGCCTTTGCCGCAGGCCGCGCCTCTGACCTTCTCGGCGATCCAGCTACCGCCGCAGGCCGTGCAGGCCACGGAGACTGCGTTTTCCCGTATGCCAGTCAGCGGATCGCGGTAATATGTATCCCGGTAGATCGCGTACTCGGACTTGAATTTCGTTTTGATGCACCAGTCCAGCGCACCCTCGGACGGCTGCCTCGGCAGCCGCTCCTCATAATCGATCTGATCGCTCATCCGAAGAAGTCCTCCAGATTCACGATGTTTCCGGCCGGCGTAGGCGGCGCGGCGAACTCCGGCTTCGGCGCGGCCGTCTTCTCCGGCAGGCCGAAGTATTTGCGGATGATCTTTTCCGCCTCCTGGCCGGTGCAGCAGCTCCCGTTTTTGCACGCGAACGCTCTGATTTCGGCCTCGCAGGCCTTGAGGCTCATGCCGCCGTGCTTCAGATCGTCCAGCACCAGTTTGGCCGCCGCCTCATCCGGCGCGATCATCTCCAGCAGCTGCTCGCCGCACATCCACACCGGGCCGCGCGGCCCCTGCTGCTTGCGGATGATCTCCGTTACCTCTTGCAAATATGAATTTTTCATGCTATACTCTCCTTGTACTTGATTTTCACAGAGAAGCGCAGGCTTCTCCGCCCTCGACCGGTTCCAGCCGGACGAGGGCATTTTTTATCCGAACATTCTGTCCGGCTGGTATCCAAGCTTTGCCACGCTTGCCGTCTGATGGTATTCCGGCCGCTTGAAGCTGTAGCCCCAGCGTTTTGCCGCCCAGAACAGGGCCGCCGTTTCATCCGCCGCGTGGACGGTCAGCTGGCGGCCTGCGTAATCCACCACGAAATAGTGCTTCCCGGCGTAGCCCGGCTGCTCGACGATGTCCGCGCGCTTCGCGGGCCGCTCGCCCGGATAGCTGATGCTATTTTGCTGCATAGGTCTTGCCCCTCCTGTCCTTATTTGCCGCCCGCTCGATCTGCCGGATGGCGGCTATGTCCGGCTCCAGACTGATCTTGTCCCGGTGGTTGATGTCGTAGATGTGGTTCCGGATGCTCTCATAGAGCGCCCAGCTGCAGCAGCGTGCACTGCATCCCGGCTCCCGGCCGGGGCAGTCCTTCGCGCACGGCGACGGGATCTGCCGCATGCGCGGCGCGTAGATCTGCGCCGTCATATCGCTTCGTCCTGCACGCACAGGAGCCAGTACGCCAGCTTCTGCAGCCGCGTCTCCTGCGCCAGCAGCACGTCCGTCGTCTCGTGGTCGACGCGCGGCATTTCGTACAGGAGCGCCCGATCATTCTTGAGATCGTCCGCGTAGGCGTTCACCGCCTCGATCACGTCCGCCAGCTGATCTGGGCGGAAGTCGACCGTGATCTTCCGCTCCTTCACAGGCAGATCCCCGTAAGGAACGTCGTGATCGATACGCCGCCGAGGACGGCGGCGATCTCCGTCGCGTGGGCGCAGCCTGCGATGATGCACAGCGCGAAGCCCACGCCCGACAGCCAAATGCACCCCAGCCGCGCCAGCCGCCGCATGGCCTTGCGCCACTGGTAGATAGCCCGGATTCTCTCCCGGCGCTCCTCCAGGCTTTCCCCTTCAGGAATTTCCGGCGGCTCATACCCGATTCGCCGCTCTGCAAGATTGGTGTTCATGTGGTTTCCTCCTTCGTATCCGGCAGACGTTCTGCCGATTCTACCAGTTCAAAAAGCCTCCTGTATATCTCCAGCCTTTTCCGGTCGCGCTTCGCGAGGTTCGCGGCACGCTCGGCAAGCTCCTCATACACCTCGTGCGCGGCCATGTTCTCGTGCACATTAGCCGCATTGTTGGTTACGATCACAAGCAGCTCCAGCGTGTGCTTCAGCTCAAACCAGTCGTCCCCGCTGAGAATCAGTTTCCGCATTCCGCTTATCCTCCTTCGTCTCCTGCATCCGCCTGACGATCCGCGCCAGACGGGCATTTTGTGTAACGAGCTTCTGCGCGTCCATGTCCAGCCCCTTGCGCTTGAGTCCGTTAATGATCTGCGCCGCCTGGCACTCACACACCAGCGCCGCCTCGATCAGATCATGCAGCTCCTGCGCATCCAGCGTCAGGGTGTAGGTGCTTGCTTTTGCCATGTCGCATCCTCCTTCTGTTCCTGTTCCCGGCGGTATCGTTCCGCCGCCCAGCGGGCAAAGGCGTCGATCACGGGCTCGCCGTTTTCTTCGCCGGGATGCTTAAATTCAAAAGTTTCGCCGGGGAGAAATCTCCCATCCGGCCCCCGTTTCCCAAAAACGGCGATCATGGTCTCACGCCTCCTTCCGTTCCTCCTGCTTGCCTTCCTTCGCCAGCATCATGCCATAGGCGATATCGCTCAGGCGCTGCATCTCTTTTGCGTTCAGCTTGTCTGCGATCTTGGTCAAGCTCTCGTTGACCTGTTTTTCCTTTTCGGACATTGCTCTCACCTCGCATTGGTTTCTGTGTTCTGTAACCTAGGTTCATATTATCACGCCTAGGTTTCATTGTCAAGCATTATTTTGAATCTTGGTTTCATTATTTTCTTGACTTTTGCGCTCACGTGTGGTAACCTAGTTTCATAAGGAGGGATGGCAATGGACACCATCAATCAGCGAATTGATTTTTTGATCAAAGCGCTTGGTTTCACAAAGACGAAGTTTGCGGAATCGCTTCACGTCTCATCTCAGTTCGTTTCGTCGCTGTGTTCTGGCGCAAAGCAACCAAGCGACCGCACGATTGCTGATATCTGCCGCGAATACGGTGTAAGCGAAACATGGCTCCGCACCGGCGAAGGCGAGATGAAGCAGAAGCTGACACGGAATCAGGAGATTGCGGAGTTTATGGCTTCCATCATGCGCGACCCGGATGACGCGCCGCGCAAGCGGTTTATCTCCATCGTCAGCAAACTTGGCGTTGAAGAATGGCAGTTGCTCGAGGATATCGCAAAAAAATGGACCGAGGACGAATAACCGTCCCCGGCCTATTTTTTTATTCCCGCGCCTATGTGACCAACTTCCGCACGAATCTCCAGATCAGATCCAGATCCGCATCTGTGGCCAGCCGCAGCAGGCGTTTGATCTCTTTCAGCAGCAAATTCCGTTCCATTTCCATAAGTGCCTCCATTCTTCCACAAAAAATCTCTTTCATTTTTGTATATTATTGCCGTTGAGGTTTGCTTCCATTTGTTTTACAATTCTAAGTAAGATATTTTTTATCGCATGATTATCATAGAACATCTGTTCTAAAATTACAATTATGAGATTTTACAAAAAATATCACACTTTTTTGTGAGGATAGCTATGAACATCGGAAAACGCCGTGTTAACGCTTGGACTGAGGTTTGGGATTTTCAGCTTGCCGGATCTTCGTACAAAGCTCCGGACGGTTCTTCCCGTCAGTCTTCTCTCCGCCGGGCGGCAGAAAAACAGGAGGATCTCGAACCCGTCATTGTTATGCTAGAGCGCTATGAGTATGAGGGTGCCCCCGCTTACCACGTTTATTTTGATGATCGCGATGTCGGAAACGTCCCCGCAGGTGTTGCGCAGGAGCTTGCCCGGATGGAGGATGACGGTTATTCTGTAGCCGGTGACGATTGCGAGGTTTACGGCGGCCCGGAGGATGATTTTCCTGATAAAAAATACGGTGCGCGCATATATGTCAGGCTGCGCCGGAAACTTACAGATACCGAAAAGCAAGACGAATTATCCAAGCTTGCCAAGAAAGCAGCACAGCTTGATTCGGCTCGGTCTTCTGCGCGACCGTCTGGCTGCTCCTCTGCACCTGCCTTTGTTTATAGTGATTCTAGCTTCCCGCGGGCCACTTCTGCTGGCGACGATTCTCCGCCACATAGCGTGCCCGAGCCTCCACGTCATGCCGATGATGATGCGCGCGGCCCAGAGATTTGCGATAAACGTCCGCGCAAGAAATCAAAAGTGTTGACGATCTTGCTTGTTATCCTCGCCATTTACGTTATATACCTGGCTCCGCAAATCATCAGTGCAATCATCGGCGCGCGCGACTTCAAAAACTCGCCCGCCGAAATGCAGGCTTCCGCGCAGGCTGTTTCTGACAGGCTTGCTGCGGAGGGGGAAAGCGATACCCCAGCGCCTGCTGAATCCGGTTCGGAGCCTGACCCCGCTCCTGCCGAGGAAACATTTATTCCGCCAGAACCGATCACTTACACCGGCAGCGGCGATGATTATTTTGATATCTCTCCGTTTGATTCGCTTTACTATTTCCAGATCACCGGAAATTCCGATGCCCGGCATTTTTCCGTCACGGGTTATGATTCCTCCGGGAATTATACAGAGCTTTTTGTAAATACCACGGACTATTATACCGGCAGCGTCCTCGATTCCGAGCAGAACACGCGGACGCTCGAAGTCAAGGCGGAAGGGGATTGGACAATTACCATCGTCTCGCTTTACACTGCCCCTGTTGTTAAGGCAGGCGAGACATACAGCGGCATTGACGACGCGGTTTTGCTCATACCGCTCGGCAGCAGCTCTGCCGTTATCAATGGTAACAGCTGGTCGCGGCATTTTGCCGTGAAAACATACGGCGACGGATTTGATCTGCTTGTCAATACGGTCGACCCGTATAGCGGCACAGTCCGTGTTGATTCTGACGCGACGGTTATGACTGTCACGGCAGAGGGCGGATGGTCGATCCTTTTGCAGTAGCTTTCCAGATTCGCCCGCGCCGCTGGCCGAACAACGGCGCGGGCTTTTGCTTGCGCAGGCGACCGGGAGCCGTCTGTAACTTTAGTGTAGCCTGTCCACGGTATACTTGTAAAGATATGGCAGTTGCTTTTTGCAGTCAGACGTCTTGCTTTTTTTGGGGGAATGATATGTTTTGAAGGAAAAATTATCTGATTTATGCCGTGAGCAGAAGCAGACGATCACTCCGCACAAAACAAATCAGGACGTCGCCGAAAATACCGACCTTTCCGTCGGCACCGTCTCCCAGTTCTTTCGCGGCGACATCAAAAATCCGTCTGTTTACACGGTCGGCCCGATCTGCCGGGAGATGGGTGTTTCTATGGACGACTATTTCGGCATCCCGCATGACGAGCCTGCCGAGACTTCCGATGCTGAAAAACTCCGTGCCGAGACCGCAGCGCTTCGCGCGCAGCTTGCCCAGCAGCAGAAATCCCTGCGCATGCACCGGCTTGTGACGCTCATCCTCTTGGGTATTCTTTTGCTGTGCGCCCTTGCGCTTGTGGCCGACGTGCTCATCCCATCGATCGGCTGGATCCGCACATGAAAATTACCGCCCCGGCCCGATCAGCCGGAGCGGTATCTTTGGAGGCTTTTGTGGATAATTTGAATCTTGCCAACGTCGTGATCTACGCCCGGTATTCTTCCGCCGGGCAAAACGACCAATCGATAGACGGCCAGCTTGCCAAATGCCGCGAATACGCGCAGCAGCGCGGATACCGCGTTGTCGGCGAATATTGCGACCGGGCGCTGTCCGGTCGATACGCCGAAACGCGGCCGGAATTCCAGCGGCTGATCGCCGACAGCGCAAAGCGCGCTTTTGACTTTGTGCTTGTGTGGAAACTCGACCGCTTTTCTCGCGACCGGTACGACAGCGCGATCTACAAAAAGAAACTGCGCGCGAATGGCGTGCGCGTCCTGTCCGTCACTGAGGGCGTCGGCGACAGCAGCGAGAGCGTGCTACTCGAGGCGATCCTGGAGGCCATGGCAGAGGAATATTCCCGCCAGCTTGCCCAGAATGTCCGTCGCGGAATGCGCCAGAACGCCGAGAAGGGCCTGAGCCTCGGCGGCCTCGCCCCGCTCGGCTACCGCGTCGTGAATAAGCAGTACGAGATCAACGAGGACGAAGCCCGCATCGTCCGCTTTATCCATGAGCAGTACGCTGACGGTGCCGGGCAAAAGCAGATCGTGGCCGACTGTGCGCGGCTCGGCTACCGTAACCAGCGCGGGAACCCGCTCACATTAGCCTCGGTAAAGCGTATCCTTGCAAACGAGCGGTATGTCGGCAGGTACGACTACCTCGGCGAGATCGTGATCGAAGATGCATTTCCGGCCATCGTATCAAAGGAGTTAAAAAAGCGCGTGCGTGACCGGCTCAAGGCGAATGCCAAGGCCCCCGGCCACGCAAAGGCAAAAGTCGAGTATCTGCTGCATGGAAAGCTGTTCTGCGGCGAGTGCGGCGCGCCGATGATAGGGGAGTGCGGGCGCGGCAGGCACGGTGCGACGTATTATTATTACACCTGCGCGGCGCGGAAGAAGCAGCACACCTGCAAAAAGCGCAATGAGCGCAAGGACGAACTCGAAGCCAGCATCGTGGATTATATCGGCTCGTGCGTCCTGACGGACAGCTGGATCGACGGCGCAGCCGAGCGCGTTGTAGCGGAGTATCAAAAGAGCTATGACGCTTCCGGCATTAAGCCGCTCGAAAAGCAGATCCGCGACGCCGACAAGGAGATCGATCAGCTTGTCGACGCGCTGATCTCCGCAACGGCGGAAGCTGCCCGCCGCAGGATCAACGAGCGCATTGAAACTGCCGAGGCCCGAAAGCAGGCGCTGGAGGCTGATCTTGCATCTCTCCGCATCGCCAGTCGCGTCCAGATCAGAAAAGAGGACATCGTCGTATGGCTCAACCAGTTCCGCACCGGCGACCGATCCGATCTGGAATACCGCAAAAAAGTCATAGATTTATTCGTAAACGCGATCTATCTGTACGATGATTCGTTCAAATTATTCCTGAATGTAGCAGATTCCGCCCAAGTAACCTACGCCGACGCCCTTGCCCTCGCGCCGCCTTCCGTTTCGGATTTCGGCGCGTCCGGTGTACCAGATATGCACTTATCCGAACACATCATATTTGTAAATGGTGTTATTGGGATGATCGTGCAAAGATAAAAAGATCCCTCTCCAAGTCGGAGAGGGATCTTTTTATTTTACCACATGCTGATAGTATTTCATGAGCTTGCGCTCCGGGCCGGGGCCGTCTTTGTCGAGCAGGAATGCCTTTGCCAGGGCGGCGTAGAATTCCGGGCGGTTGAGGCCGAATTCTACCGCGACGGGGTAGTAATCCGAGTACATCATGTTCATGGTCACGCCCCACGCCCAGTGCGGGATTTCATGCTCTGGGATGCCCATGCTGTCCGCAATGGCCGTTGTCTGCTCCATCGTCCAATGCGGGCCGGTCGATCCGTCTGCGTTCTGCATCCTGTCCGCCCACTGCATGGCCTCTTCGCGCTCGAAGTGTTGTGCGTAAGTGCTCGGCTTATCGCTCAGCTTGACAGCTGCGCAGATCGCGTCCATCAGCATTGTGCAGTTACTGACGCTTCTGCAGGAGATGGGCGCGGCCATCTCCTTTTTGAGCGCTTCGTGCAGCTTGCTCTTGTACGCTGCAATCTCATCCATGTCAGCACCTCACGCGAGTTTCAGCAGGCCCGTGCAGAGCTCGATCACGGAGCCTGCCGCCGTGCTGTCGGTTGTCGCCACGAGCGTGAATGTGTGGTTGACGCAGCAGCAGCACCCGGAGAGTTCCAAGTCCGTCTCCGTGTGGATTTCCGCATTGCCAGAGGCCGGCAGTGTGATCCGTTTGAGTGTGCAGGGCAGTGCGACGCCGTCCATGTACCACTGCAGGGTCAGGACGCCCGCGGCCGTCGCCGCGATGACCGCGTCCGCGGCCAGATGGTACAGGCCGATCTTGACCGTATCATAGCTCTGCGGCTCGACCTGGATGGACGATCCGGAGTTGACGACCTTTGCCCCGGCCAGCGTCAGCACGTTTGCGCTGTCAGCCGCGAGCAGCTGGGGCGAGTTATTAAAATATCGGACGCAGGATTTCTGATACGCCCGGTTTCCATTTCCGCTATTGCAAGCCATTTTTAAAGCTCCTTTCTTTTGGCTTTATTTCAAGGGGCATTATGCCCCGGATAGCTATATCAGGGTGTACCCGTGTCAGCCGCCGCAGCCGCACGGATTGCAGGGCGGGTTCTGGTAGTACCGTCCCAGCTGGCCGAGGATGTACTGCGACTGCATATAGTCGTTGTTCGCGGCTCTGCTCTGTGCAAGCTCATCGCGCAGACGCTGGTTCTCCTGCTGCTGCAGAAGCGTCCGGGTCGCCTCGCCCTCGGCGTGGATCGCCGTCTTGATCTCGCATGCGTTGATGCTGGCATTGTAGTTAACGCCGTCGATCGCACGCAGGATCTCGCAGCAGCATTTCTGCTGGCTGGAGAAGCCCGCCTCCGTGACTGACTGCAGATCGCGCAGCTCGCCGAGGATGTTGTAGGCGTTGTCCTTGACGGCGCTGGTGACGTCATACGCGCCCTGGCGCGTTGCCGCGACACCCTCGTTGTTCTGGCGTTCAAGGGCCGCAAAGTCCGTCGCGCGCTGCACGTCGGCCTGCGTAGCCGGTGCGCTCTCGCCGCTGCCGTTTCCGCCGAAGCCTCTGCCCGCGAAGAGCAGGAAGAACAGCGCGATCAGGATGACAATGCCCCATCCGCCGAAGCCATAATCCTTATCCATGGTTTTCCCTCCTTTCTGGGTGGAATGAATTTTGATAGGCGCTTGCGCGCGGTATCACTTGCCGATCTGGCCGACGAGCTCGCCGACCGTCTTGTTTTTGTTCGCCTCGAACCACGCCTCAAAGCCGGGCTGCGAAGCCAGGAAACTAAGCACCATCTGCGGGCTTTGCCCCTGCAGCGTCGTCTTCGCCGTCTGCAGCAGGCCGTTCAGCAGTTTGCTTCCCCCGCCGTTTCCGCCCATCAGGGCCATAATCGGATTTTGCATTGAGTTTTCCCTCCATTTCCTCAATTTTTCCGGCCATGCTCTGCAGGCCGTCTGTGATCTGCCTCAGCTGCTCCTGCAGCTGGTTCGCCGCCTTTTCCTCTTCCGTCGGCTCCGGGAAGATCCGGAACCGTGCAATGGTCTTTGCTGCCATGCTGTCGGTGCGGATGTAGTACAGCAGATTCTCTGTCTCATGCAGCGCAAGCGCGTTGTCGTTCGGCTGCATCTGCAGATTGTTGATGCTGGCTTCGCTGGCCACGGTCAGAACGCCGAGCTTCGGCGGCTGCTGCGGCATTTGCGGCATCTGCGGCCGCGGCATGGGCTGCATCTGGATCTGCTGTGCGGGATCCATTTCCCAACGGCCCGTATACGGGTTGTATGCCATGCGGTATCGCCCCTTTCTGATACCATTTTAGTAGCTCCCCCGGTTTCGCCGGGGGACATTTGTGGGACACTTCCGGGGCATTTGTGTACCACCTGTCATTCTCGATATTTTTTAAAAATTTTTTTGAAAAGTGCTTGACATATACGGTATTACGGTATATAATAAAGCCATAAGATAAAACAAAAACAAATTGCGGAGGGCAACGACAATGGCAAAGGCGAAGATTACTTGCAAATGCGAAATCTGTGGGGGCACGTTCGAGCACGTCCGCACTTGCGCCAATAGCAGCGCCGCTGCTTCCTACGAAGAGTGGGCGGCGGAACACGTTACTGTCTGCCCGTCCTGCTACGCCGCAGCGAAAAAAGCAGAAGCAAAGGCTAAACTAGACGCATACATTGCCGCCGAGTTCGGCACCGAGCATCCGCTTCCCAAGATCACCGGCGTTTCCGAAAAGCAGATTTCCTATGCAGAGGCCCTGCGCGACGAATTCATCTCTCGTGATCTTGCGGGCTGCCACGTAAAGCTCGCCAGATTCTTCGCGGTGGAAGATAAAGTCCGGCTCGAAAACATGAGTGAAGAATGGCACGCCGCAGCAGAGAAGCGGGCGGAATCGGAAGGCCTGTCCGTCGAAGCATGGTTCACGAAAAACCGCCCGGCAATCGTAGCCCGCACTTCCAAGATTACAATCGTCGATGTTGTAAAAAAGCTTGAGCTGATCGTAACGGAGTCCAACGCGTCGAAGCTCATTGACGCGTTGGGCTGAGAAGGAGGAAACAACAATGGAAAACGTAAAAGAAATCACAAGAATCATGGAGGCCGGGCGCGACGCAGGCCGCGCACAGGAACCGATGCGGTTTTCGACGCAGGAAGAACGCAACGCATGGTATGAGAAACAAACGGAAATCCTGGCGAAGGTTATGGCTCCAGTAGGAGACGAACCTTACGGCAAGAACCTGCAAGGGCATAAGATTGCGGAACGCTTCGCGGATATCCACACATTCGAAATCTATAGACTTACCAATATCCGATACATTATCGGGGATTTCGAAACATACGAAGAGTACGCAGCCCACTGCCGGGCGGAAACAGAAGCATGGTTCGACAAGCTGCAAGCAGATTTAGAGGAGGAATAAAAAATGACTGCACATCTTTACCGCATCCGTTCTGATTTTAGGAATATCCCGGATAAGATTTTCATCAAAGCCACCCAGAAGGAGAATTATCCCGGATCGTGGCTTCACGCAGAAATTGAACTGCCGGATTTTATTCGTGTAGCTGAAACCGAGGCCGGTGACGGCTTCCTGTTCACGCAAGATGAAACTATCACGAAAGTTTACATCGAAACTGCGGAGCGCTTGGACGGCGACGCAATTAAGGGAACGGTGAGCATCCGCAGCGCAAGCGGACGTATGCTTGCAGAATGCGACGCCATGTGGCGATGAGAACGGGGGGCGTGAATCATGCCGAGTGAGGCACAAAAGCGCGCCCGCGACAAGTGGGACGCCACAAACATGACGCTGGTAAGCTGCAAGATGCGGCGCGACCTTGCCGATGATTTTAAGTCTGCCGCAAAAGCAAATGGCACAACGCCCAGTGCTTTGATACGTGGGTGGATTGACGCGTATATGCAGAAAAATGAACCTTCCGAATAACCGCTAAGCAAAAAAAGCACCCCGAGCGTGATGCTCGGGGTGCTCCTTCGTTATGCTCCTGTCAGACGGCGGGCGGTGTTGTAGATGTGCGGCAGGCGGCGGGAGATGGTTTTGCGGTCGATGCCGATTTCACCGGCCGCGTCCAGCTGCGGGAGCCTGCGCACGATATAAAGATTCACGATCTGCTGATCGATCTCATCCAATAAGCCCTCGTCAGCGACGCGCTCCCAGTCGCTGCGCGTGAGGTGTTCCAGCTCCTTCGGCAGAGCCAGCCGCGCAGTTATGCTTTCGTCACTCCCTTCGGCCCGCCGCCTGGCGGGGCTTACTTTTCCTTGTGCGTCAGCACAGCGATATTGCCCTTGTTGCTCACTTCGAGATTTAGCGCGGCGGCGATATCGCGCACCTTGACGTAGTTCGTGCCGTTCTTCAGGATGCGTTCGACGGTGATTTCCTTTCCGTCGACGATGATCTTGCTCTTTTCTACCATTTCGGTTTCCTCCTCTGCATTTTTTCCATCTTCGAGGGCCATCACGGTATGGCCCTCGCTTACCAGCACGTCCCCGCGCAGGAGATTGGCGTCCGTCGTCAGATACTTGCTGCCGGTCAGCAGCACAAAATCTCCCGTTGCTGGCCAATCGTGCAGCATGCAGTATGTCGTGCAGCTGTTGCCCTGCCGACGGTAGAGCGCTTCGACCGACGCGCATCCTGCGGCCACAGCGCAGAGCATCATGAGCGCGGAGCAGTCCGTCTCCACAGGCTTTGCGATCCTGCTCACGTCCCACCCGACGGCTCTGGCTGCCTCATACGCCGTGTTCCTGTTGTCCATGTCGTATCCGATGTTCCGGTTCTTAATGGCCGCCTCGCACGTCTGCGTGGCCCGCTCGGCCTTTTTGCGGCTCTTGTAGCGCAAGATGCCGAGCCAGCGGCCATTGTACCAGTTGGAGATATTCAGCTCCCGCCCGGTCTGGTTGCCGGGCTGCTGATTGCGGCCGCCCGTCTCTCCAAGGCTGGCCTGCCCGATCTTGATGCTCATTTCTGCGCGTCCTCCTGCGGTTTGCCTGCCGCATCGATGGCGTCCTGCGTTTTCTGCGACTGCGTGCCGAAATAGAACGTGATGACCGTCAGGAAGATCGTGAGAAAGTCCTTTCCGGTGATATCGCCGCGCAGGGCGAGGACGGCGAAGATGATGGTCAGCCCAAGCGTGACGATGGACTTGACGCTCAGCAGATTGCCGAGCCGCTTCTTGATGTTTTCCATTTTTGTGTACCCCTTTCGTTATTCGACTGTTTCATTTTTCTTCGCAAAAACCCGCTTGAAGGCAAGCAGGCCAAGCTCTGTGATGGTTGCCCAGCCGGTAAAGCCGAGTACGTCGGACAGGTCGACCGACGCGCCGAGCTCCGGGTTGCGGATGACTGCAATTAGGACGGCGACGGTTTTCAGAGCGCAGGCCCAGACAATTACCGTCGTGATGAGCTGGAGCAGATACAAAACAATGGTTCGCGCCATTTCGCCCTTGCTCCACTTGCCTTTTACCCGCATATCTGCCTCCCAATTTATTGCGCACTGCTATGTCCGCACTGCGCCTCCAGCTGGTGCAGGAATTTTTTCACGTCGCCGTTCCCGCCCATTTTTTTATACTTCTCTCCGGCGATCAGACGCTCTGCCATTGGCATTTCCTCCGACATGATGGTCAGCCGGAGGATCGCCAGATACTGCTCGTCCTGATGCTCCTGCATTTTCCCGAGCTTTTTGTCGATCTCGGCTAGGTGCGCCTCCTGCGTCGTGGCCTTGCCGCGCTTTTTCTGTATCGCGCCGACGACGGCATTGACGACCGCCGTCAGCGCGGACGAGCCGAGCACGGCGCAGACGAGGGTAACGATGATTGTCTTGGTGTCCATGGCTATGTACCTTCTTCCGTGATCTTCTTCCACCCGTCCGG